AGCGTTCCCCCATTCGGTTTTAGCAAATTTTGTGACACCGCTTTCCTCATGGGAAACGACGATAAATCCCATGTCGAAATGCTCACTCAGGATCTGGCGGGCCTTTTCCATGGCTTTTAGCCGGCCCTTATGGTCTTCCGGGGTTGCCTCACTCATTTGTTCTTGTAGTGCCAGACAGGGGAAATATTCCTGCCGCAACGGATGCGAAATTGTTTTTTCTGCAATTTATTGGCATCCATAGCTTTTTCCAATCGATGCTGCATCGTGGATGTCGGAAGTTTCGCCAGAACAGCAAGCTCCCGGACATGCATCCATCCTTCGGGCACTTTATCGACTCCGCCGCTTGTTCCCATTGTTTTCATTAGGACTGAGAGCCATGCGTTGGCGGTCTTTTCGGCTGGAGGCTTCTTTTTCATGAATGAAATTAGGTTCTAATCTAAAAAGGCAAACGCCACCCGTGGTCTTCGTTCTCACTGGGGCCGGTGAAGAGCCATGCTTGTGATGCAGGAGACTTCCCCTCGCGGAATTCCCCGGCCACGATCCCCATCCCCCATGCCATGGTTGCCCTGCGGAATGAGGCGTAAGTCATTTCCCGTTTGCGGGTCAGAGTTCCGACACAATACCCATGGGATGGCTTCATCGTGCGACCAGGAGCGGACATGGCTCGATGAGTGTGAGCAAAAATCACTTTCCCTCCATAAGCCTCACCCATGTCCCTGGCACACGATTCGTTGTAGAATGTCCCGTGAGTGAACGTCAGATCCGCCCGCTTGTATTGCTGATAGATCCCATCGTAAGGAATGATCCGTGTGCCGATCTTGGCGCAGCCGTCCTCGATGTGCTGGATAGCACGGTTGGAAGCGTAGGCAATGACCGCATTTGGGGAAGATTGAAGGTGCCAGAGACGAGCCTCATGGTTCCCGCATAGAAAAACATCAGGCCTATATTCCCGCAGGAACATCAGCCCTCCATCGATGTCAGGGGCGACTGGTTCGGCACTGTCAGCATCGATCCCGCGAGCTCCGCTGCGGAACGCCGCCGTGTCGATGGCATCTCCAAGGTGAATGGTCAGATCACTTTGATTCCTGCGGATCCATTGGGATTTGAAATTGAGAACAGCTTTTTTTGCCTCGGGACAGATGTGCTTGCCATGCGAGCACCCCACGGCCATGAACCTCGTCCACTTGGAAACAATGGCGGCCATGGTTATTCAGTCAGGAAAAGATCCAGGTCGGCGTGGAGTTTCTCCACCGGGCCGTTGTTGAGCAGGATCCGGTCAAAGGTTATCGGTTGTTTTTCGGAGGAATGAGCCTCCACCGGCGCGATCCCAGGGCGCTTCACCGCGATGATCGTGAACCCTGCCTGCTTGAGAGCCTCGGCTTCATTCTCAAAACGGAGGTCATCCACCACGACCGAATGGCCTTCCTGCAAATGGCGCGAAACCTTGGAGAGCAAGATCTTCCGCCAGATGTCGGTAGCGACCACATCCCGACCCCATTCCGTACCTAATGTTTGCATCAGATAGCGGGGAGATTTCCCCCCGACCAGATCGCTGGTGGTTTCCTTGAGGTTTCCATCGACCATTTCCACGGCTTCCATGAGACCGGCTCCGGCCTCGATGAGGAGGCAACGGACCATCCGTTTGATCGGTGCCGCAAAGCGAACCCGACGGAAATGATGCTTGGCGACGAGGTGGTCGGCTGCGGTTGATTTACCGCTGCCAGCTAAACCGCAGAAAGCGATGAGCTTGGGGGCCATTCCCCTACGGGCCGTGTCAATTTAGCTGACCAGTGAAGCCTTCAGATTGGCCACGCGGTTGAGGAGGCCATGCAAGTCGTCGTGGACGACTTCGCTTGTGGTGGCGAGGAATTTGTAGCGGGCGGCGCATTGACTGAGGAATGCCAGGGCGAGAGCCTGTTTGTTCTGAGAGGCCCATGCCGCCGAGAGCGTCTGGTCGCCGATTTTCCCATCGATGACCAAATGCGACCCCTCGAGGTCGTTGAGGGCAAGCTGGAGAAGGCGGACGCATGTCCCCTCCCCTTCATTCACTGCCTGCACAAAAAAGATCCAATTCAGTGGAGAGGGCAATCGGTTAGCAACGAGAACCCAATAGTTTTCGGCATAGGTCTGGACGATCCAGTGAGTCGTGGCCGTCACGGTGCCGGTCTCATTTACCGGGAGGTCGTCATCCTGCTGATTTAATCCAGCAAAAGTAATTCCATGGGAGTCCGGGCGCTCGGAGCGGATGGTCACCCCGTCGTGCTCAAACTCGCACTCGGCTGGCAACACGATGGAGAGTCCTTTGCGAAAATCGGCAGAATAATTGCCGGCATTGGCCGAGACCAAAATGTCGGAGATCTTCATTTGACCGATTTTGTCTCGGTGCCCTTCCACTTGTCGAAGCTGCGAAGGGATCCGATGCCAAGCAGGGCAAAGACGAGATTCATCAAATCACCCGACGGGAGGACGGGAAGAGCAATATGGCTGCCAGAAAGGGTGGCGATCCATGTCGCCATCGGTGCCAGGACAAATTGCCATGCCAGCCCAAAGGCCCCTACCCATCCGCAGGCCGGTCTCCACCCAGCAACGAACATTGAGGGAGATGCGGCTTCCACTTTATTGATCTCACGCTGACCAGACAACTGATCCGCCTCGATCTGCATCATCTGTTGTTCGATGGCAGCTTGGATCTTCACCTGGGCATCCCGATCCGGCACCAATTTGTTCACAATTCCGGTGATCGAAGTCACCATCTGCGGTATGTCCCAGAGCATTATCTGACGATTTCCTGTGCGGTCACTTCGGGGTGGCGCTCCAGCCAGAGGCGGGTCACTCTTGGTTTCATCTCATCCCTGTCTTTTTCAAGGACGACCTGAGCGTAATGATCGGCAACTATGAGCGCGACTCCCGAGGCAAGTGCTAGAACAAGAGGGACTCCGATCCACCGCATGAACGCAAGGATGGCTTTTAGCGTGTCAAGAACTTCGTCGTGGTTTGAAGAAGTCGTCATAAGGAAAAATCGTTTAATGACAATTATTTAACCGGAACAGCGCGGATCTTGGCAGGTGCCGGGAACAACGCGAGGATTGCCGTCTGGATTGCTGATGTTCCGTTTTTAACGTTCAGAAGATCGCTGATTCGAGCGTCCGTGTCGGAATCGGAAAACTGACCAACCGAAGAGTAGGGAGGCGTCGTGTGTTGATCCCAGAGGACAAGGCTTGCGTTGACGCCTTTAAGTCGGGCCGTGGCGACCTGACGGCTGTTGTCGTAACTGACCGAATAATCAATCGAAGTCAGCGTGGTGGGTTTGATCGGCTTCCCCGAAACGGGGGCCGGTGCGATCGTGATGGGAGCGGTTAATGCAATCATGGTGTTAGAAGTTAAGGAACCAAGGGAAACGAAGAAGTCGCGAAATCAATCCATCCTGACCGCCGCCGGAACCGGCAATGGTCACGGTCAAATTATTGGAACCGTATTGCCCCCCCTGGGTGATTTTTTGCAGGGAATTAACATTGAAAGAATAAATTAGCGAAGTCGGTGACGTGTAAGTGGCATGACCATGGATTACGGAATGTTCATTGTAAGCACCGGAACGGAATGTCACATCTCCGTAAATGGTGGATTCGTACATGCCCCAACTGTCACCTGAAAAAGTGGCACCGTTGGTGACCGTAAGGCCAATGTAAGCAAGTTCCGCTGAATCTGCGGTCAATGTATTAACCGTTGGGTTCAAAGTGCCGGTGTTGGAATAAATGGCACCATTCGGAGCAATGAAAATGTTTGTCGAAGCATCCGGCAGCGCTTGAGTACCAACCGAATTGATAGGGCGAGTCGTAAACGTATTGTCAGTCCACCAGTTTGCAGGGTTGCTGAAATCTCCATTGCCAGCACCGCCAACAGAAGGACTATCGTTAAACCATTGAGGACTTACGGCGGGCCATCCAAGATAGCTTACTGTTCCTGCAACAGTTCCTCCGATTGGAAATTGACCATTTCCTTGATCGTAATACACATAAGCATTACCACCAATATAGCCATATGCCCTTGAGCTATCACGCATGGTAACATTGCCATCAATAGTCCCTGCCATTACCGAAGATCCCTGCATATTGACTACGCCAGTAGATTGAAGCGTTAGTCCCACACCAAAGTCAGCAGACCAGAATGAAGCATCATGGCAAAAGCATTGGTTAGCACCTTGCGTATTCTGGGTTACTTGATTGTAAAGATTAACAATCGTTGTGCTATATGGAAGTGCTATAGCTTGGATAGTAAATCCAGAATCCTGCCACCAATTTAGAAGGTTTCCCCAATCTCCATCTTCTTGAGCATTGTTATAGTATAATTGAAATGGATATGTATTTCCTGCTCCATTATTCCAAAGTGTATTTACTTCTCCAGTTGAGAGCGCACGACTCCAAGCTCCTACTTCATCAATACTACAAGTACCAAGAGGGCCGACATCTCCACTAAAATTAACATAAAAAGGAACACTTGGCCCTATATTTCCTGCCGCAGATCCAATAAATACATTATCAACATACAAAGAAAAATTAGTACCATCAAAAATTCCAACTACATTATGCCATGCCGCATCATTGTATGATACTCCTGTGGTATTTACTACGGTTGTATTTGGTGCTTGGAAATAAATATTACTATCAACTGCTAAAATCCTATAACCATTACCGAAATTTGCACCTATTTGCCCCCAAACCCCACCTTGACCAATCGTAGAAGATTTAATCCATGCAGAATATGTAAATGGGGAAGATGCACTAAATAATGTTCCAGATTCAAAGTATTCTTGACCATTAAAATTAGCACATCCACCAATAATTCCAGCACCTAAAGTTGTTTTATCACGCTGTGAGGTAAAATCATTTCCATTGCCAGTTACATCAACAAGACTAACTCCTCCAGAACCATCATCATTAAAGTTCCAGTAGGCTGAAAGGCCGTTTCTAATTGCCATGATAAATTACGCTGTGCGGCGGGTTGTGCGGCTGCCATTGCCGCCGATGGTGATGGTGATTTCGGCAACCCGAGTCCCTTCAGGGCCATTTTCAAAAAAACTCAACGTCCCGCCGGCGCTTGAGACGGATGTGGAAGATTCGACAATCGTATCGTAAGTTGGAATTTCAAAGGGATTGGAAATATCCCTGAAGCTGGGATGAAAAAACGGGTCGCTCATACCATGGAAAAAATGTCAAAACATTAAGACCAAGCCAATCCGGTCACTTGATTGGACTCGTTAATTGTAATCGTCAATGATTTTTTTGTGTCGTTAATTACAGTATGCGTGGCGTTCGGTTGAGATATGAAAAGGGTGTATACAACGGCACTGGCTCGGATGTAATCAATTTGATAAATGTTGCCCGATCCATCCCGATAGATTTGGCAAGTATCGTAATGTGGGGGTTCAAACGAGCGTGTTCGATCCAAAATGACATCAAAAATATTATTTTCTGAATCAAAGAATTTAATGGCCATACATGTGAAGAGTGTCAATTTAGTGCCGAACCCATTTTGACAATAAAGTTTTTGCTTGAGGTTTTAATTGTTGCAGGGCCGATGTTTCCATTTTCCGAATTGTAAAAAGGATTGCTTTGAACCCATTGGATTTCTCCGAGGAGTGAAAGCAATTTTCCTTTTCCCATGGCACCCTCAAGACCAGATCCCGAAAGGGATGCATGCAGGTAGTAATTCCCATTGGAATGATTCCAGCCGTCACTTTGCAGCAAAATCTCACCGGTGTCCGTTTCTTTCAGTGTGAACAAGATCAAGGAAATTGGACTCAGATCGGCTGCAAAGGCAGGATCGCTGACAACTCCTCCATTGGAAAAAATAACTTGAAAAATCAGGTCATCGCCCACTTTTTCCAAATCGGGGAGAGTTCCCGTCACCGCACGGGTGACCACATCGATCAAAAGACTATTGAGCGTGTTCATTTACTGGGGGTTAAAATTTGTCGGGTAATTAAGCGACCGAGTCACGGTGAGTGGGAAATTCTGGCTGCGGCGGATGAGCACGCGGGGGCCAACGCCGGTTTGATTGATTTCCTGCCATTTCACTTCGCCAATCAGGGTGATGGTCTCGGACACTCCCGATTGAAACGAACCAAGGCAAGAAGACAACGCGGTTCCGGTGATCGGAAAATAGAAAAGGTAGGAAAAATAGCCCGATGATCCGAGTTGCGTAGAAACCGCTGGAATGAATTGGTTGCAAAAAAACACCACTGAACCACTAGCGGAATCAAGGAACGTGCAAGAGATGGAAGTGACTTGGGGATCCGAAAAACTGTTCCCCGAATGGAAAGCAACTTGAAAAAAGAAATCATCACTTTCCTTAACAGCTCCCAAAGCAACCGACGGCTGAATCGCTGGAGTTGCCTGGGGAAGAACAGCAGACCACTGCGCAGTTCCGTGTGATGATTGATCGATCCAAAGAGTTTGCATCGGGATATCCAACGCATTTGCAGCAATCGCATAAGGGTAACCAACATAAGAAATTCCTCCATCGGCCATAAGACCGGCCAAAGGCACGGCACACGGATAATGGACGACTGCCCTGCTATGTAACCCACCATGAAATTGAGGATCAATCGAAGCTCCATTCCAGAACTCGATGGAATTGCAAATAATTCCGTAGAATGTTGGATCACCGGCCTCATTGTGCCATACGATTGGAATAATGGTGCCAGTTGAGTATTTACCCACAATCACTTGATCGTAATGAAAAGATGTTGTCGTGGCTTCAAAAGCACCGGAAATCTGATTGTAAGAACCAGCAATTTGAATAGCGCCGTCTATGAAAATATTATCTGAATTTGCGGGGAGGCTGGTTGCTGGGTTGGTGTGCGTGCTGTCTAACCACCAATTTGCTAAAGTTAGCGGAGAACCGTCTCCAGTGGCGTTATTGTAATAAAACGGTTGTCCAACGATGACCATTTCATCGGCAATTTGGCCGGAGTAATTGGGATCCGTGATGGTCGCGACGACGTTGTAAGTGCCCGAGTTCGATGGAATTGTGGATGATCCGTTGTAAGTGATCCTTGTTGCAAGACCACTGGGGCTTGTCGTGGCAATCAGGCCATGGGGTGATTCATCATAAGTAATCAAACGGGCACCAGAAAGCGATATTGTGGCCGGTGCGGGGGAAATAAATAAAACCGCATTTTTAGAACCTGCATGATCGGTGTCATTAATCACTACTGAAACCGAATAGGTTCCGGCATCAGTAGGAACAGTTAAGGAACCATTGTAAGTGACGGTTGTGCTAAAACCGGTTGGATATGTTGTTATCGTTACGGGTCGCGGTTGACCCGTGTAACTTTGGTTGAGGTTTTCAATAGAAATTCCAATCGAAATTTTGCCCACTGTGAACGAAGTGGTGACTTCGCTGGCGGCGCCGTACTGGGTATTCCCCGATTGATTGGCGGCTAGGACAACAGCACCTTCTGACCCGGTCAGCGTGATCGTATTGCCTGAAATGGTCGCAGGGCCACTTTTAACCGTAACAGCTACGGTCAGACCGCTTGAAGCGGTAGGAAGTGCGATCGTGAACGCAGCGGTTCCAGGCGTCTTGGATGCTATCGTGGCAAACGGGGTAATCGTATGGGACAGCTTGCCAACTGTGAACGAAGTGGTGACTTCGCTGGCGGCGGCATAATCAACATTACCAGACTGATTGGCTGCGAGGACGACCGTTCCCTCCGTGCCAGCAAGGGTAATCGTGTTACCACTGATCGTTGCAGGGCCACTCTTGACTGTAACAGCTACGTTCAGGCCGCTTGATGCAGTAGGAGGCGTGATTGAAAAAGATGAAGCTCCAGGCGTTTTTGCCGAAATTGAAGTAAAGCTGGAAATCGTTTGGGTAAGAAATGTAGACCAAGAAAAACTATTTGGCGGATTAGGAGCCGCAGCACCTCCTGTTTCTGAGTAAAAATTAAAATCTGATACTCTTGCCAAGTAACTACTCGGGGTTGGAACTAGCCCGGAACCAGAACCTAGATTTGTTGAAACTCTTGAAGTAGTGTTAATACTTCCAGACCCCTGATAAGTTCCACTATAATAATATAAAAGTCCTCTTACTCCAAGAGACAAGTTTGAAGAGTTAGAAACATTATCTATGCAAGATACAAAACTGCGTCCAATGACGGATGCAATATTAGAAGGCGTATAAAATAAAATGTTTGCATTCCTTTTTCTAATAGAACAATAAGCACCCGTTGCACTTAAATTTTGATAATTTACTATAAATATATTGTATCCAGCATTTAGATTTAGGGTAAGAGTTCCAGTGAAAGAGTTACTGACATATCCATTTGTTCCAAAAGAACTGCCGTTTAATGAAAATTCAAAGACGTCATCAGCAGTTACATCGAAAATATATGATCCAGATGCAGGAGCATATATATATGTTGGGAATAAACAGGAGAATAATGTATTTCCTGTAAATGTTACATTTACACTCATGCCTTATGCGCTCGAAGCCGCGTTAGTTAGGGGGTCTTTGATGACAGTCAGATTCATGACTTTACTGGACTGATGCTTGCGCCGCCGATGCGCCGGATTTTGCAGTCAGGCTAGGCACCAAGGCATAACTGATCCAGGCTCGCGGATCAGTTTGAGAGGATTCCGTGGATAAACCTATCAATCGGCAACGAATCAGGAAATCCGCCGTCGAGGGAGCTGCCGCATTGTTGCCTGTAGTGATTCCATATTTTTGTTGATCAAGATGGAGTGTATCGGTGTTCCCAACTAACAACCGAGAAATTGAAATGCCGAAACTATGGGTGATGAATTCTTCGGTCATCACCAACGGTTGAACAAAAACTGGGGATCCCGTGTTCCACGAAACAGAAAGCCCTCCTGTCTCGGTGTAATTGCCAATTTCAACGACAAGATTGTAACTGACGCCACAGGTGGATTTGAGAGCCTGCAATGCAACCCCCCAATCAATTTTGAGTTTCCGACCAAGCGCCAAAATCGATGAATTCATCGGCACGCTCCACAATTCACGGTCGAAATTGGAGGAAACCGCAAGCGATGGCGGTCGATTCGGCAACGCCGAAGCATCGTATCCCGTAGATCCACTTTTTGCTGCCCCAAAGTATCCAATTAGTTCGGAAACAATCGAAAGTGGGTAAACAACGGCTTGAGCAGAATTTGCAGTGACACCTATGCCATTAGTTGTTGGCAAAATGGCCTGAAGTTGGGCAACCGTTTGGTTAAGTTGTGAAATATGCTCCGATAAACCAATGACTTGTGATTCTGAAATCGTCAATCCTTCGACAAATGCACTCGTAGGACCAGCAGAAGAAACAACCCCAACAATCGACCCATTGGCCGGAGCCGTTGGGAAAACCACCATCAAAGAATTATTTGAAATGGAATGTGCGACATAATCACTGCCATTGATAAGAATGCGAGCACCGGTGATCGTGGTATCAATGAAGGTTGAATTTTCCCGTAAAGTCAGATGAACATTTTGGGTGTTCAACCCATGGGTGATGGTGAATTTATTGGCCGTGCCGTTTCCCAGGGAAAGAGTGTAGAACTGCTGACCGGTGATGACTTGGGTCGGGTTGTAAGGGATGTAACTCGTCGGGCCGGGCGGCTGCGCCCAATTAATAGGCGTTGCGGCTTCGAGTCCCGACCAGTTAATCGGCCTCTGGATCGAGACAGGAACGCGACAGAGCGTGACCGTCTGCCAATCGGTGGCCGTGGCGGGGTCGGCATTGTCGGGAACAATATCGGCTACGATCTCCAGATAAAAATCCTTGAGCGTGTCCGCCGCCCTAAGTGCCTCATAAGCAGAACTCGTGTTAAGATCGAGCGAAACGGTCGGGATGGTATTCGGGGCTTGCAAGATTGCAACCTGAAGCAATGGCTGGGTAAACCCCATGAATGAAGACCCGTCGAACGCAATTTGAGCCGTCGAGGTTTTCGGGTTGGTGACCGTCACGCTCTGGCCGTACTGCGTAAAAACCGCATTGATTGCTTCTTGAATCTGGGTCGATCCATCCTGGACCGAAAGACTTTTTGTGGCGTTCCCGTTATACGACAACGTGAAAGTTCCCGTAAAGTTTGGAGGAATATAGAGGCTCTGGATTGTGGCCGTGGGATGCAGCAAACCCTCCGTGGCCGTCTGGATCATGGTGACCGTGGGGGCCGGAGGAACCATGGGAGTAAAAACATTGCTTGAAGCAATCGGGGCCTGAAGCAATGTCACTTCGGTCTGATAGAGATCTTCTAAGTGGGTTTGTCTCACCCGGATCAGGCAGATCGGGTCGAGGTCATTGTGAGCCGCGACCACGGTGTGAGCCGCATTATCCGAAAAAGTGATCACAAAGCTCGTCCCGTCGATGACCACGGAAGAAGTGACCCCTCCGGTCAATACCGCGTCAATCGCACTTTTTAAGTTTGAGGCGGATGCCGTAAAAGGAAGCGTCGCCGTGACATGAGTGTCCACCCGAAGGGCAAACTTTCCACCCGTTGGCGGGGCATCTGATCTGCCGATTGAGGCGCGGAGTGACCGCAGATTGGGAGTGATCTGGGTCGCCGTGCCGTTGATGACCTCAGAGAAATTCAACCCAATATCAACCTGCTCTCCTGCAGTCAGCGTGGGTAAAGAAAACGTCGTCCCACCGACCTTGGTGGAAAGAATGCGTTTGGTCAGGTCGGCGACAAGGAAAAAGGATGTGCTCATGGGATAAATAAGGGGAGCAGAACGCAATCCCCTACCCATCACCCATGTCAAATAAGCTTCTGGGATTTAGGATTGCCCGTCACCCGAATCAAGAGGTGCAGGGAGTCCAAAAAACTTGGGATTGAATGGCACCACAAACCAAGGGTAGTCGGGGTCGAGCGCGGGAGCCTTTTTGAGTTGGGAATTGGCGGCGGCGGCTCGGAGCTTTTTGACCTTGTCGAGCCCTAGCGTGCCAAAAATGTTTTGCGAGGTAGTGGACATGGATCCTCCTTTAAATGCTCCAGAACAGCCCCGAGAGCGAATAAGTCTGAGCCGCAGCAGCATGAAGCTGGGCAAAGGCGTCGTTTAATTGGTTCTGGATGGTATTTCCAATGGCATCAGCAAATGGCAAACCAGTCTGAATAACAATACTGTCTTGCACCCCGGATTTAACCGGCGCAACTCTCTGAGGAGCGTGGCAGAGATTATAAAAAAGAGCGTGTTGCAAAAAACAAATCCAACTATCGTCAGGATCTGATCCCTCCTCAAGTCCCGGCGGTGACAAAAAATAAAGCGTCGCTACCAGCAATTCGTCCGAAGGGATATCTTCTGTATTGGAAATATACCTTTCCTCGGGGGTCATCTGGGCCGAGCTTTTCCAAAACGGGGTTTGTAAAATACGGGCTCGCGTCCCCAATCGAATTAGCGCTTTATCATTTACCACGGGAGCGTAGTTGACCTGCAGATTTCCGCTGTCTGCTTGAGTATAAAAAACCGTGCCATTAATTGCTGCACGCGCGACGGAAAGGTAAATATCAACGCTCTGAAGGCATTTCCTGTTCGGAGAATTCATGCCACCCGCAAGATCCCCGTTGGCATCGATTGAAAAAGAAGCATCGACCGCAGCTCCCAGTTCTTTGAAAAACACGGGAATCGGACCATCCTGTTCAATAGGGGTTGTCCTCTTGGCAAATTTTTCCACCATGAACTCGGGTGCATCGAGCAAAGGAATTCCGTTCACCGTGGCATCGATCCCATTGACAAAGCCCGGCAAGACGGAAATCATCCATTTTTTCACATTGGCATCCCATCGAGCCGATGTTCTCCATGGATGGGAAAGAATGTTTCCCTGTTCCAAAGCGTTGATCGAATATCCCGATGCCGACGCCCGGAGTTCGCAAAAGGATCCTGGGGCGGGGCGTGCCGCTGCCAGCCGGTCGATCAGATCATTAACGGCACGGGCCGGAATCATGCTGCCCAGAAAAAATGCACCCCCGTTCCATTGCTAGGCTTGAGGAACTGGTAGGCGAGATTGTGATAGGTGATCTGATGAATCACGGGCGTCCCGCTGGTGTTCTTAATCACTGCCAGCGGGTGGCGGGCCATACTTGTCTCAAGGGTGGTGGGAAAGGTCGCCGTCTGCAGGATCTTTGCCTCAAGGATTGTGGTTCCATTCCCACCGATCTCGACCTCCAGGACAATCCAACTCCTGCTCTCGGCATCATAATCTGACCCAAGGGTCAGTTTTGGAGCACCTCCGACCAACATTTTTCCCTGGGCGGAAACGCCCGAGATCGGAACACCACCGATCGTCGGCTCGATGCCGTTCACAAGTCCGGGGCTCACGGTGATCGATTTCCCCGACTGAAGAACTCGGAACGGATGATCCCAGTTGAGGCCGGCAGGGACGAAACTCACGGAAAATCCATTCGGCCCTTGAGTGATCCGGGTATTGGCCCCCGACTGGGGACGCAGCGCGGCGACGGCATCACGAAGCTGGTTCCAGAGCTTGGCTGTGAAAGGATCACCCGGGGCGACCTTGGGAGGGAGAGGGATCATTGGAAATGATGGATCGTCAGGTTGTCGGTTTGTAGAGGATTGAATTCCAGCCACCGGCCCCCGAAAGCTGCCATTGCTCGCTGACCTCGAAGACGCCTGCCCGGGAAGTGATTTTCGGAGCAAGCTTGAGCCAGTTGCGGTTGGGAAGATCGGGAATTGCGATTAAGGTGTCGCCCGGCAGCTCGGAAATCATCCCGATATTATCAAAGATTCCGTCGATTTCCCCCAAATCCTTGACCGTCTGGTTCCGCCGGAAAATGCAACCAAGCGACAAGTAACTTGTGACCCCGTACATCGGGTTATCCCCTCCCCCAGCATTTTGGTTTGCGGCGGTCTGGATGTCGGAAAGGAAACTGGAATCGGGAAGGTTGATTGAGAATTCCTTGGTCGTCTGATTGTACCCGTACAAAGTGGCAATCGAATCAGGCTGCCCGAGGCCAAAATTGGGATGCGACTGGATCGGTTCCTCCTTCATGGAGAAATCGAGCGTCTCCTGGATCATCCCATGGGCATCCGTCGCCCGAAAATCACCCACAATGAACGCGCCACTCTCATCGACCGAGAAACTGGAATCCTCGTAAGCCCTGGCAAAAGTTTCTGCAGAGGAGAAATCAAGATTTCCCGGGGTGATCGGAAAAACATAGCGCTCGGACGAGGTAAAAAGCCCCGTGCGATCAAGCGTGAAACTGCCGCCAACTGTCTGAAAAGTGTTCATGAGTTGCGTTAGTTGGCTTGAGTCTCAAGCATCATTAGGGCGTCGTGGCCGTAGATTGCCTCCAGCCAGCCACCGGCCCCGGAGAGCATCCATTCCTGCACAATCTGGAACGCGTTGCCACGGGTTGAGACCTTCGGGGCCAAGTAAAGCCAGGTGCGGTCATCGTTGGCTGCCGGATCCTCCAGATTTTTAAACGGAGGGTCGCCGATGATCGTGCCGATATCCTCAAAAATCGTTGCAGGGATGGCTCTGACGGTCTTGGTCTGGCGATAGACGCAAGTGTACGAAAGGAAATCAGTTGTCCCATAGACCGGAGACGAACTGCCGTCGGAGAGGTTCTGTGGGAAGGCTTTCTGGGCCGTATCCCACCCGTACTGGGTCACCATGTCCGCAAACTGAGGAGAACTTTGCACCGGGTTCTGACTCATGGAGAAATCCAGCTCCTCAACCAAGCCTATGTCGTTTCCCTCATCAATACTTCCCGAGACTTTCTCGTAGTCGAACTGGGCAATCCAATTCCCCGCCTCATCTCCCTGCGCCTGGGCACCCACAAAGAGCGCCCTTTCATAATCGGAATCTACCTCGTTGTAGGATGCTGTGACCGCCGCCGTGTACGAGCTGAAAAAAAGACGACGCGAGATCTTCTCCAGACCCGTCTTGTCGATGGATCGCTTCTCCCCCAGCAGGTTTGTTCCGTCAGGTAACGGCATGGATCGTTATCCTTTGAAAGTTAAGGGTAGGAAAACTTGAGAGTGTCGGGGGACATCATGGCCCGCTGCATCGGGTTTTTCAGCCCGTCGGCAATCTTCTGAAGGAGCGAGGTCTGACGCTTGTTCTCATCGAGCAACGGATCACCCTGACCACCGGCAAGTCCTCCTCCACCGATTTTGCGAAGGCTGTCGGCAAAACTATTGGATCCTTTGCCAAATCCCATGGCTTCCTCATCCTCACCGCCGAGGTGTTTGAATTTCTTGGAGGATTCTTCCCGTGCTTTGGCAAGTTGTTCTTTGCTGGCGTCCGTGGCCGTGAAAGACCCCTTCATCGGGTCGATCAGGGCGCTCTTGAGGTATTCTCCCACCTGACCGAGCCCCTCGCCGATCAAGGCATTCGCGTCACCTTTCCCCGCCTGGGCAAGCTGTTCGGCCCCATTTCCCTCGGCTTGAGTCTGTTTCAAGATGTCATCGAAGCTACTGGCCTTGTATCCTTCCGTCCCGGTGAGCTTGTTCAAGCCAGGGATGTGACCCATGGCCTGCATCACCTGTTCGATCGCGGCTTGCAGTCCAGCTTGGAAATAATCTAGCGGGGTCTTGAACATGTGGATCAGGAGCACCCCGAGGCGCTCAATGAGTCCTGCGACCACACCGACAAGACCGGAAATCAGTAAAGGAAGTTCCCCGATCAAGTTCATGACTCCCTGGGCAAGACCTTCAAAAATCTGACGCATCTCCTCATCGAAATCGGTAGAAAAATTCTCAAAAAACGACCCGATTTCTTCCCCGATGCCAGAAAGGTCGATGGAATTGCCAAGCTCCAGCAATGGCTCGATCGCGGCCATGATCGGTCCGGCCATGCCGATGAAGAGTCCTGAGAGCTTCCCACCGATATGCTCCAACTGGTCGTGGGCCTCCTTGAACAAATAGGCATTCTCCCCCATGAGCTTGGCCGTGTTGGAAAGATCCCCCATGTTCTTGAAATCGGGGTTCTGGAAGACCTGAAGCAGTTCCCCGCCCGATTTGCCAAAAATGGTCATGGCTGCCTTGGCTTTGTCGCTTTGGCTTCCGAGACCGGCAATGGCTGTCCCAATATCCTTGAACGCCTCCGCCGGGGCCTTGCTTGCCTCGGCCTTGGGATCGAGGTTCATCTGACGAAGTACCGGAGAGCCTTCCTTCGAGGAAGCCAACTCGGACAGATACTTCTGCATCTTGTTGACCGCAGGGCCGATCTTTTCGGCCTCGACGCCCGAGTCCTTGAAGAGACGACGCATCATCATCAGGTTCTCAACGGCGATGCCCGTGCGGTTCGAGAGGTTGACCATTTCGTCACCCAGCTCCACGGCCCCGTGGATTCCGGCCATGATGCCTCCGATCGTGGTGAGCGCTGCGGTCACTTCGGCAATCGGTGCTAGGAGTGCCTTGAAATCCAAATGATCACCGATCTTGCCAGCTTGCTCGCTGAAAGCTTTGAGCTCGCCCTTGCTCTTGTTGAGTTTGGAATCGAACGACCCGGTGATCAGGTCGAGGTAGAATTGGACGCCAGAACTCATAAAATCATTTCATTGGGAGGCCGGAGGCCGCCATCTGCTTTGCCTCAAGGTTTTTCAGGATCTTGACCATGTTCTTGATCTGGTTGTTCACCGCGTAATCGACGCGGCGTTGCATGTCCTTCACATGGCCCGCAAAATTGACTTCGTTGCTGGCACGGAAAGCGATCCCCTTGGCCCCGACGCTCAGGGTCATGGTGCCGGGGGCGGCATGCCGCGAGATCCAGGCAGGGACGCGGATCTTGCCGAGCTTGTTGGCCGCAGGAAGCCACCCACTGGCAAGGAATCCGACCATCTTTTTCTTTTGCTGGCGGTAAGCATTCAGAATGGAGGATTCAATGAGGAATCGTTCGTCTTTTGTTCCCTTGTTCAATCTCCTTTCCACCCGTCCGGTCGATGCTTGGCGAAAGGAACGGTGAACGGATGCCGGAGATCCAGACGTTGGAGATCTTCTGCCAGCCGATCGCATGATCTTGGCCAGATCGTTGAGTACGGCTTGCTCCCCCCTCTTCTTGGAATCGCTTCCCGTGGTCATCTCTCCCTTGCCATCATTGGCCGCACTATCCCATCCGCTCGGAGGAGTGACGGAGATGACCGATCGCAGGATACCGCGTGCTTGAGTCTTCATCGCCTCCGTCCGGGAGCGCTTGGAATCCCGCATGTAAGTCTCAAATGCCTTTAGGAACTTGTCCGTGTTGCGGGGTTTGATCGTTACAAAGGCCATGAGATTTCCGGGGTGTCTTCTTCTTCTGAAGGAATGTCAAAGTAAGAAGAGAGAGCATTCAGTTCCTCTAATTGGGCCTCCTTCGAGGGGCTCGGATCCACCGTCCAGACGTCATGACTCCGCCAGCAGGCGTGCAGGTATTGAAGCAGACGCGCCAAAGGCATCCGCAGGATCTGGCGTTCAGGCCACCCCGTTTCCTTCGCAATCGTAAAGACCAGCGAGGCGGTGCGGGATGGCTCCCTCAGTTTCCCGGGGGGGTTTCCTTATTTGATCCGCTACCGGGCTTTTCCTGGACATCGACCGTGGCCTCCGCAATCCCTGCCACGATTTGCTCAATCACCGAGCGAAGACCAACCAGTCCGGTGACCGGAATCTTGCGGGCAAAGCCTCTGACGTTTTCTTTCCATGCCTCTGGGTCATCGCTTTTGAATTTCACCAAGTCGGGATCCGTCCCATGGATATACAGGAACTCGGTCATCTGACGGATCTGATCCTGAATCGTGAGCTTGGCCGTGGGGTCGTAAAGAAATGTCAGACCCGCATCGATCACGATCAACTGCGTTTCCAAAGAGAAACGGCTGAAGGTGATGCCGTTCCAGACAATCGGGGTGTCACGGAATGCCTTGTTCAAGACGGAGGAGGAAGATTTTTTGCTCATCGAGATATCATTTGGACTTTTGGATCACGGCAGCGGCGCGAAGATTTGCCTCCAACATGGCCAGTAACTTTTCGGCAGGGGTGAGGGTCTTGAATCGGACCTTCTTTAGCTTCATGACTTCTGCCCCGGTGCTCTTCCGTGCAAGAATCGGTTCTTTGTTTTCCATTTCAAAAGATCTCCAGCATCTTTTTCCCTTTCTCAGTCGGGACGAGCTTGCCATCCGGCCCCCTCGTCGTGGCAATGTAGGCGCTGCGACCGCTCTTCTGGATGTGAAGCTGCGGCGGATTCTCCCGGATCGCGTCGCGGAGTTTGCCGAGCTTCTCCATGAAAGTGCGAAGGTAGGTGATCGGGTGATCAAGGTTTGCGGAAAGCCAGGCACGGTCATTCCACCGGCGGAGCAGTTCATTGGTGGAGATCGTCTCTCCCTTGAAGTCCTCAAAGGTGATCTTCCGATCCTCGGCCATCCAGACCACTGTCCTGGTCGGCTTCCCTTCCTCGGTGCCGATGGCGTTCATGTAGCCTCCCTCCTTGACCAATTCCCCACCACAAGTGAGGAGCGCGGCGATCGCCTGCGTGTTGGGACTCTTCAAGGGATCCTGATCGTCCTTGAGGTAATGGTAAGTGCTTCCTGTTTTCATAAATTCATTCTCAACTGTCACCGATCAACGAATCGGTCAGGTCGTAGCTAGGTCGTAGCGTTCGGGAAAATCTTGGCCGTGTATTTGAACGACCCAAAATCGTCGTTCTTATGCGAAGTCTCCACGGAATCGACAATGACCTTCCCACTGAGGCCGGTCGGAGCAGTCGTGGTGGCGGCAATGGTGACCGGATTGGTGTCGCCATAGCCTTCGGCGCTCAATTCGCCCGTGGGGTCGTAGGTAGCCATGCCTCCGAACCCTCCGGTCGAATTCATATAGGTTTTGACTTCCAGCTTTTCGCTCGCCGTGACCTTGGTCAGGGCCGTGCTCGAAAGAAGGTGAATGCCGATTCCGCCTGTGTAAGTTGCTGCCATGGAAGTGGGAAGTGGGGAGGGTTAAGTCCTGTGGAATTAGGAATTGGTGTAGGCAACGGCCTCGACCTTGGTCTTGGGGAAATCGTCGTTGGTGTCGTCTTGGCTGACGCTTGTCACTGTAAGAGTTGCAGCTGCCACTGAATTGGATCCTGTAAGGCCAAAAGTCGCCGTTCCGACGATATCGAGGGAAACCTTGCGCTCTTTCATCGTAACCGCATCGGCTCCGACCGTGGCTCCCGTCTCGTCGCGGTAGGTCTTGATCGTGGCCGTAGTCGTGTCCGTGAATGACTGGACGTTGCCCGTGTAGTTGGTAGAGATCGGAGGAGTTCCGACGCCGAAGGTTGCGCTCATATATCCCTAGGTGCGGTGTCAAACAAGCCGGTGGGATCCGGCGCGTAAGACTACGACGTAGGAGTAGCCCGAAGGGCGGCACCGGTCGCCGGGAGGCGGCTGCCGTCAATAGCCAACATCCCATCAGGCCACCACCGGTGTGACCCCGATCTCCACATCGATTTCGATCACATGCCTTTCGTGATCGACCTGTTCCCTGACCGAAATGCCGGCGAGTCCGGCATAGTTCCAAGAGTTCTGGGCGGCGTTGAAATCCGCAGCCAACGGCGACGATGGCCCCTGACCATATTGGTCAAACAAAACGGCGATTTGCGACGCCCTGGTGCGGTGCAGTGCTAGGTTGCTACCGGCTGCGGGTGTCGTGAGGCGAAGCGGGCAGGTAGATTTCCAGAATCCGAGGGCGGAACGCTGGGCGCTGGTGGCTTCGACGATCAAGAGAGGCCGCCCGTTGGGAATCTGCTCGGCACTGGTTCCTGGATGAATTGCAAGCCCCGCAAGGAAGCTTTGGGAAGAAAGGATGCCGATGAGTCCCAGTTCGATGTCTGCGGTCATGAAGAAAGGGGGTGATGAAAGTTAGAAAATGATGCCGCGACGTCGATCGACGGACGCGATGCGGCGGTCGCGCAAGTACCGGTGCAGAACAACAACACCTCCGTCAGGGCTCTGGACGACTTACCCAAATGATTCATGGGGTCTTGAGCGTGACTCGCGTCTCGGTCGCCCGGGCCGGATCGCCACTCGGAGGAATGATGTCGAGGATCTGGTAAATCTCGCCCGTGGACTCCAATGTCACGGCCTCGCCAAGCGTGGGAGCCGGGGTGATCACCCGAAGGAACCGGCACTCGAAGCTGGCGTCACTACGGTAGCCGCCGAGCTGGAGGTCGAGCTTGGGATCCGGGGTGGAGAGTACGGCACGCTCGGTAAGCCCACGGTAGGTGACATTACTTGCCAAAGCATCGCGGCTCTGGGTGGCACGGGAGGCCATGCGAACGATGCTGTCGGAAAACGCCATGCTTTAGCTCCCCTTGACCTTGGAAATAACTTTCTCCACTTTGCCCACAAAACTCTCGACGGAAGTCTCCACCTTGTGCTCCACCTTGTGCTCGGCGGCTTTCAGGTGGGCATCAAGGATGGCGATCTCGGCGCGGAGATTGGCCGGAATGGTGGAAAGGAGGGGGCGGATTTTTCCCCAGGCGTCGGTTGCATTCATAAAAATAATCAGGCGGTAACGGGTTCGGATTTGGGTTTCTTGGCAGTTGGCTTGGGAGCCTCGGGAATGAGTCTCTTGCGACGGATGACCCCACCGGAGGAGTCCCAGAGGGAAAGGATGCCGAACTCGGCGTCGGAGTTCTTGGCGTGGAAGGTCTCGCGCAGCGCGGCGTAGTCACTGGTCGGCCCCGCAAGGATGCTGTGCCGTGGCTTCCGGGGGTCGCTCTCTTCGGAGAGTGTGAGGATGAAGGTTCTCATCGGTGATGTCGTTGGTTGGGGATCGTTGGGGTTGTCTTTTGGTGGGATCTCTTCAGCCCAAAACCCCTCCCCCGGAAATATCCAGAGGAGGGGCGGAGCAGGAGGGTTGAGTCTTAGGCGGAGACGATGCGCTTGAGAGCGGCACCCTCGCCCTTGCCGTAGCCGTAGTTGGCCTCGATCACCATCTGGACAGTGTCCGAGCCGGGGATCGGGTACTCGCGGTACTCCAGGGTGAGTCCGTTGTCGTCAGTTGCGGTGACGTAACGGGTGATGCGGTCGTCCGCAGGAGCGATCGGGGCGAAGGCCACCAGTGCCGCGTCGGGCAAGCAGGCGAATCCGACCAGGTTCTCCGTGTTGGAGGGGATGTTCGGCGTGACATACACGTCGAGTCCGGCGATGTGGGTGACGGCTCCCTTGAGCTTCACGTCCGCACCGGCCTGACCCATGGCGTTCCAGTTCGCGATGGAACTGTCCTTGAGGAGAGCACCATGGTAGGTGTTCGTCAGCACGAGGGAACGGTTTGCAACGGGCCAGTAGCTGCCATCGATGGAGACCACGATGTCGGCGATGTCGGTGAAATCGAAAGCGGTCGCGGCTCCGGTGGAGACGGCGCTGCCGAAGTTTGCGGCGGTGACCACACCAAGGATGTCGCGGACGACGTCGTTGGCAAGGGCCTCGGCCTGACGGTCCATCAGCTTCTCAACCGAGAGGTGAGGCTGGCGGGCGAGTTCGTAGCCGGTGATGTTGAGCGCCTGATACTTGCGCTTGTTGACAACGATGTTGCGGCTCTGAACAGTACCGGCGGCGGCGCTGTAGGATCCGGCGAAATCGCTGGAGGTCGTACCCTGGAGAGGGTAGTAGGGAACGGTCACAGTGTCATTACCCTGGAGAGGGATGCCACGGAACACCGTACTGAAAGCGTTCAGAGGTGCCAGAGTACGCTTGAAAGCCAGAAGGGCGTTTTCAAGGATAGCCTGAACCTGCAGATCGCTGGCGATGGAATTGGCCATGATGTTAAGGGATTAGGAGTTGGGGTTTGGGTTGGTGGGATTGCTCCCGGGTTTATTTCTTGGAGCGCTCGGCGTCGTACTTCTGGAGCACGGCCTTGTGTTCGCGGAAAAAGCTGGTCTTGGCGGATCCCTTCAGGGAGTTCCACTGGTCGTAGATGGAGGCGGGGTCGTTCGTGGCGGCGTCGGCCTCGATCGGAAGGGCGCTGGCCTCGAACCCAAGGGCTGCGACCTGATCCACGGTGGCGGCGGCGACTTCCTCGTCGATCTGGCGCTCGGCCTGCTCAAGGGTCTCCTTGACCTCGGTCAGCTTGGCGATCTCCTCGGCGTGAAGAACCTTGGTGCTCTCCAGGGCGGAGGCGTGATCGGCGGCAAGCTGCTCCAGTTCGCTGACCTTCAAAGCGTGGCTTTCGGCGGCAAACTCGAATTCGGCGATCAAGGCGTTCTTGGTTTCAAGGAGCGCGATGGACTCGGAAAGGGAATTCTGCGCGGCGGCAAGGTTGCCCAGGAGGGTCTCCTTTTCGGCGAGGGCGGCTTTGAGTTGGGAAAAGATGTTCATGTGGTTTCCAGCTTGGTGTGGTGTCAAAGTTCTAAAAAAAACGGGCGATCAGATGCCGTCGTGGTCGTCATCTCCCTCTCCGTCCCCGTCCTCGTCCAGATCCTCGGCAATGAGGGAGACGGCTTCCGCGATGCCCGAGACAAGCCGGTCGGCAAGTCCGTTCTCCACGGCCTGCTCTCCGTCGAACCATTGGCCCTGCATGGTGGCGTCACTGATCGTGCGGCCCGTGGCTTCGAGACGATTTGCCAAGACTGCGGAAGTGAAACGGCTGTTGGCTCGGTCCACTCCCTCCTGAAGGAAAACGCGTTCGGCATCGGTGAAGGCTTTCCCCTCCAAACCGATGGCTTTCAGAGATCCGGCCTTGAAGAGTTCGAGCTTGAGTCCCTCCATTTCGTAGGCACGGGAGCTGTCGATCATCGCCAAGTAGGTGCCGATCGATCCCACATCACTCGATCCGGTCACGAAGATCCCGGCGGTCGCGGCACTTGCAAGCCAGTAGGCTGCCGAGCACATCTGAGAATCCGTAAAAGCGTAGAGGGGCTTGGTTGTCTCTCCGAGGGCGGCAGCGGCCTCGGGGGTGCCGGTGACCATGCCGCCGGGGGAGTTCACATCGAGCAGGATGCTGGTGACCGAAGGATCCATGTCGGCTTTCTGAACCGCTGAGACGAGTTGATCGACATCCGCTCCACCGCACATCATCTCCAGCATGTTGAGCCGCTTGCCGATGACGCCATTCACCGGGACGATGGCGACGCCGTTCTGGACGTCATAGGCGCTCGCCTCCATGTCATCCTGATCTCCGTCGTTCTCGGTCGTCAGGAAGGAACTGATCGGCTGGGTCTGATGCGCCTCAAAGAGCGACTGGAGACGGCGATGGGCCTCGGGAAGAATGTGCCAGGGCGTGGCGTAGAGACGGGTTGCGATGCGTGCGAGCTTCATCCCCTACACTCCGTGTCAAAAGGGAATCAGAATTTCTCGGCTCGCTTCTGACGCGCCTGAACAACGCTCTGCCGGATCCTCATCTGCATGGAGTCGCGCCAGCTCCGGCTTTTCCCGTTCTTGCGCTCGTATTCCCTCAGGTGTCCCAAGACGCTGCCGCATCCAGAAACCTGCTTGTGACCTCCATCCTGAGAACTGGCAACCGTGAGGGGGCTCCCATTCATGGTGCCACGACTCAGCCCCACATCCTCGAAAGCCCCGATCAGTGCGTTCAGATCTTCGGTCATGGAAGTTGTTAGTTTGATCCCGGGGTGGGATCTTCCTCTTCGGCTGTTTCCTCGGCGGGATCAGCGGCAGCAGGGGCCTGCTGAACCTTGAGCTCGGGGTAGAGGTCGCTCATGGAGAGGCCACGGCTTTCCATCTCCTGCTTCCTCCAGAGGGCGAAATTCATCTCGCGGCTGACCTCTTCCTTGGCGTCCTGACCTTTCAGGTTATAGAGACGCTCGGTCGAAATCAGGCCGGTGCGGTGCTGCTCCAGATAGATGCGACCATCACGTCCGAAGTCGCAGGTGATCTGCTCGGGCGGAACCCATGAGTGCGACCAGAATGCGGGATCCTTGCACTTGCGAAGGCGTCCGGCCTTGATCTCCTTGGCGATGGTGTAGACCCAATCCCGGGCAAGCCATGTATCGACGAAATTGGCCTGCTCGCTGGCGATCCATGCCTGCGCGTCGGCCAGCACATACCTGACGCCTGCACCTCCGAACTTGGCAATCGACCACCCTAGGGCGTCCGAGATGCCGAGGCCCCAGCAGCAGTCGCGGATGAGGGAATTCTCGACGAATTCTACGCTGTTCGGATGCGGGCGCTGATCGAGCAGGGTCTTGATATCGTAGCCGGGCGGAACTTCTTTGATCTCGCCACCCATGCCGAAGACCTCGCTCGTGCGGATGCTCTGGAGGTTGCCGGTATTATCCGAGCCGACGACCTGATCGGTCTGATATTTGCCAGCCAGGGCATCCATGATGCCGGGGGTGGCATCCTTGTCCTGGGAGGCGAGGTAGTAGCCGATCTGGTTGCTAAGTTTGATGCCCTGCATGACCGAAGCGTTCAGCTCGGTGATGTCGATGAGTTTATTGACCGCGTGGGCCAGCGCAGAAACGCCACGGAACTGGCCGGGGCTTTCCTGATTGCACAACCAGACGACATTCTCGGCACCGACCCGCGTCGTCTTGGAGAAATCGTCGTCGAGGAAATAAAATGCCTGAGCGCGACCAAGGCGATCCACGGCGATGCCGTCGTTCATTTTCTTGTCGAGCGTGCCGATCGGCTCGCCGACCTGTGTGCCGGAATAAAGGCGTCGAAGCGCTCCACCACTCTGGCTCTCACTGAAAACAATCGCGGCGTCGCCGTCTTTCTTCTGAGTCAAATAAGCGAGACGCTGCATCTGGATTCCGGTCAGGCGGGCAGAGACGTCATAGGTGGAGGCGCTGCGGGCACGGCGGTTGTACGCGGCATCTGCCAGGGCGTTCCACTCGGCGTCCTTGGTCGTGGCCTGCGGGGTAAATCCGTTGCCGACAACCATGTTGGTGATTGAGGTGAGCAGGCGTCGGGCCAGACCCATGTTCGCCATGAGATAATGCACCTTGCGGGCGATCTCGCGGCGGGTCCAAACATTGATCTCATCCCGTGGGGAAAGTGTCGGCCAGTAAATGTACCCCCTCTGCATGGAGGGAACGGCGGCGTCGTATCCGTAGGCGGCCTTGATGCGGGCGGGGCCGGTGCCGCCGGTGGCCGTGGAAGGATTGCCAGTAGGGGTGGAGGGGATTTGCGGGAGACCGCGACGGGTCGTTTGCCGTGTCGGGCGGGATGTCTTCTTGGCCATAAAAAACTAGGTGCGGACGAGGCGGTGGCTGAAGTCGGCAATCACGGGCCCGGGAACCGCAGGCAATTTGCTCTCTCCGGTGACTCCGGTGACGGCTGCCTCCATGAGGAGCTTTTCCACAGCAAAACCGATGACGCTTTTTGGAAACGTCACTTCTCCCGAGGAATGCACTCCGTCATTCCCCAGCGTGGTCACGGTCACTTCGTCCGTTGCTTGCTGAAAAATCGTGTCCGCAAGGACAACCAATTGATTCACCGTCTGAGTCCGGCGCAGGTATCGGGTGCAGTAGGTGACCTGCCCGTAGTTATTAAGACCAGAATAGTTCAGTGACATCGCTCCCCTAGGGGGATGTCAAAAGGCTATTTTTTAGCGATCCAATGGGAGAGCACCGCCAACTTGACGCAATCGCCAAAGTGATCCTCCCTGATTTCTTTCCAATACTTGGTAGTCCCTCGAGGTGTCCTGGTCTCCAGCAACTGCTGGCCGGTCATCCCATGGATGAGCGCTGCCGGTGCGTCATCGGGAAGATGAAGCAGGGGGGCAAGGCGCTTCTCGCATTTCTCGACGTAGAGGGAAAGTTTGATGGTGTAATCGACGTAGGTATGCAGGACGAGGCCCCGGTGGGTCTTCACCTGGGAAGTGCTCCATGTGCCAAAAGATGCGACCGACCCCTTCGACGGCCACAATTTCCCACGGCTGCGGACGCAGAGATCGTAGATGCGATCCGTCTGCCATCCTGAATCGACGATGCCAAAGCCGATCGGCCACTCGGCATCGCCGGTGCCTTTGTAGGTTTTTTCCTTTAGCAGGGTGAGCAGATCCTCGGGTGCCAGGACGGTGCCGCAATCCACCACCGCGATCTCTCCGTCGCGAGCCACCGCCGAGACGACCCAGTGGGTCTGATCTTGCCCGGGATCCGCTGTCAGGACGAGGTAACCGAACTTCTCCAAAAGGAAGGGGGGAATTTGGCCGAGGCGGTACTCTTTGCACCGGAGGGCGTGAATTTTCTCTTCTTTCACATTCACGGTGCTCTCCTGATGCGGGAGGGCCATCCAGCCGTTGTTATAATCCTGCAATCCGAACAGGTCGATCGACTCCAAGAATCGGACGGCGAGATTCCCAAAACTGCACTGGACGTCGGGTGAGTAGAATGAGTTCAGGTGATAGGAACGTCGTCCGTAGGGGGCGGAGGGGTTGCGGGCAATCCATTTCCCCTGGAGCATCATGGAGGGCTTGTGATGATCTCGGATCTGGAACGCGCAATGGGGGCAACGGTAGTGGGCGGTCTGGCGGACCTTTTCCTTGTCCCAGATGCCGTCCTTTCCTTTGGCCTCGGTATCCCAACAGAGGGTCTTGTTCTCCCCCTGTCCATGCTCAAAGGTGAACCGGCCACCGCACTCGGGGCATGGCACTTCAAAGTACCTCTGGTCTCCGGCTTGAAAATCCATCCAGAATTCGTGCTCGGCGGTGGTGGGGGTGGACATCTTGACCCGAAGGGAACGGGAAAAAGTCTTGGTGCGTTGCTCGGCGAGTTTCATGGCGCTCGATTCATCGGTCGAGGCACGGGCAAATTTGCAGCATTCATCCAGAATCAACGTCTGGACGGGGCGGGAACTAAGTTGGCTGGGGGAGTTCGACCCGACCACCGTGGTCGTCTGGCGGGCGAACTGCATCTCCAAAGACTTCATGAGGTCTTTATTCTCAGGCATGTGAGCGGAAAGGGCGGGATTGTCCTCGATCAGCGGGATCCACCGGGTCTGACTCCATGATCGGCCAAGGGCCTCGGTAGGCATGACGACAAGGGTGGGAGATGGGTCATTTGCCAATTTGTAAGCCATGCCCATCATGGCGACGGTGGTCTTGGCACACTGCGACCCCCAGCAAAGCGTGAGGTCGGTGCATCCGCTCTCGGGGTGGAACTGACTGAGCGGCTCGCGCATGTAGGGCCGCAGGAGGGTGGAAAATCGACCTGGCTGATTCGGCGAAACGCGGGGGGAGAACTCGATGTTCTCCTCGCACCACGCGACCGGATCGGGCAACTCAGGCAGACTGAGATCCCCAAGGAACTCTCCCAAGAGATCGGTCATGATTTGATATTGATTCCCTGATTTAACTCGGGGCAGTAATGCCAAAATCCCCCTTCGATGACCGGAACGGTGGCAATAAATCGAGAACGATTGCGGATGAAGATCCTGACAAAATCGTCATGCCTAATGCGTAGGCGGATTTTTCCTTTGGGAAATCCTTTGAGACCAGGACAAGGAACACATCCGAAAGGGACGGGTTGAATACCACGCTTCACTCCGATCATTGTCATGCAGGGATCGGATCTGAGGTGTCGTACTTGCTGAACTCTTTCTCGACGGCGGCAAGCTGGGGCGTGAAGCGGCTGCGGAGCCATTCCTGACATGCCTGGATGCCGAAGGCGGGGTCGAAACTGTTTGCCCGGGGGCCAACCTCGGAAGGCATGTTGGCCAGGACTGCTCGGATCGGTTGGATGAACCGACGGCGTAGATCGGCGATCTGGGAAGCAGGGACGAGACGACCGGCGGCGATCTCGGCGGTTTCTCTGGCTCGCTTGCTTTTGCGATAGCTCTCCTGGGCGTCTTTTTCGGCACGGCTCCATTGCGTTGCGTTGATGTCTCGGGAAGCCAGAAGTTCTCCATAGGTGGCGGCGACGCTCTGCCAGAACTGATAGGCTTCCCTTTCCATGCGGTGGGCTTTCTCCAGATCGTCCCCGCTATCCTCGAAGGGAGCCACCGGCGTTGCGTTGAGCGATTCAGAAGGAGAAATTTGACGTACAGGGGCCGCTGCAGTGCGGACGGCGGTGTTGGCCTGACGGGAAAGGAACTCTAGAAAGAGCGGATCCCGGCGTTGACGATGGAGCTGGGCCGTTCTCAGAGAGATATTTCTGGCCGAGGCATAAGCCTTCACAAGCAGGTGCTGGTCTCTTCCGTGTCGCATTCATCGTTTGCGTCATGTCAAAGAAAACGCAAGGGCATGGCACATGACGCAATGAGTGCGTCATGGCGGTGCGTCGGGGAAATTGCGTCTTTGCTCCGTTTTACAGTGGGAGACCCAA